TTTAAATAATTAAGCTCAGTGACAAGCAACTTATCCATCGAAGCTGCAAATTGTTCCCCTACGTCTAGGACTGATTGTTGTAACTGTTCTTTTGATTTAGACATTAGCGACTACGACGTTGCTCTTCTATTCGCTCCCTTTCCTTTTGGAGGTGAGCAGATAACAGGTTAACATAGACATCTCGTTCCCAAGGTATCATATTGTCAATATCTGTCAAACTATATTTATGGTGTTGAACCAGAGAAAAATTGGTTTGATAGAAAGTCATCAAGCCCTCATGGAAGAGGGCTATGCGAAAAAATCTGCTAGACCCTCTATCGTGATGTCATTTACCTTCTTAGTCTTAGGGTTTGTGACCTTAAGTGTATGCCTAAGAGTTGGCATTGTATTGAAAAATTTCTGTATCATTGAGAACTGAGAGTTAGTCAAACCCTCTACCCAATCTCTAGCTTCTTTGAAAGTAAACTCACCACTATCCTCTGTGCCAACATATACTCTCTTGATGCATTGAGCAACTAGATCGTAAGGATCTACTTTCTGTTTGGCAAAATTAACCTTAGTAAAGTATTCTAAGTTAGGATACTTCATCTCTAAGGTGATGTCATCAGTCAACTTAAGAACATTCTTATGTCCTTTAGGAAAGAAAACTTTAACATCATCTACCATAAATGATATATTAACCTCTGTCTCTCCATCATCAGGACATCTTACTTTCATCTCAATCTCTTCACTGATTGATCTTGCACGTACTTGTAAGAAAATATATTCTATATCAAACAAAGCCATATCATCTATATTAACTTTTGAGTTGATACAGTTTGACAGTATAGTTTTGATTGCATCCAAGATCTGTTCTTGATCTTGAGACTCCATAGAAATGATTAATGTTTTCTGTTCCTTAACGAGGAACGGACGATATTTAATTTTCTTTTTTGTAGAAGGCACCGTCAACGTATACGTTGGCGTAACAATTTCAGGTAATGGCATAATTTATTCGTTGACAGAATTGGAACTAATTAGATGACTGTACTCGTAGTAGAAACCAACAGTAACTTTCACAAGTTGTGTAGCTCCAGCTGAGTAAGGTATAGATGATACAGTGTAGGGATATGCTTTAGCAAGTCTTGCATTAAATGCTACTTTATAATCTTGCTTCTCACCTATATCATTCTTCTCTATACCATATTTTTCTAACTTATGTATAAGTATATCACAAGTGTAGTCATTATAGTATCTTTGTGCATATGCTAGGTGTTGGTACTTTGTGAGAGAGCTCTCTTGAGAGTAACCCGTGACTGGATTTTCTAATGCACCCATAATATAATCTTGCCATGATCTAAAGAATATCAATGGTAATGACTCAGCATCACAATAAAAACTAACATCAAGTTCATTGAAAACTTTAGATGTAGCCATCTTCTGAGTTATACCCTTCTTGGGTTGTGTTAGATCATGTGATGAGTATGTGACACCAGGCAACTGAATCTCATTACATAGAAGATTCAAATTGATAATGTCATCTGCACCATCGGAACCATAAAAATTATTATCTTTCCAATACTGTCTAACACCACCATTACCTGCATCAATACTAAATTGATATAGGTTAGATGATGATATACCACCCGATCTGGTTAATATCCTTTCTTTGAAGGTTTGTATTCCAATAGCCTTTGGCATAAATATTAAATATGGTGTGACCATCTTTATTTATCATGGCATACAAAGGCAAATATAAGGTAAGAAATTACCGAAAATATAAAGGAGATCCTACACAAGTGGTGTTTAGATCTTTGTGGGAACGACAGTTCATGGATTGGTGTGATAGTAACACTAGTGTGATCGAATGGTCTAGCGAAGAATACATTATACCTTATAAAGATCCAGTCGCACAGAAGTGGCGACGTTATTTTCCAGACTTCTATTGCAAAATCAAAGAAACAGATGGAAAAGTCAAATCATATTTGATAGAGGTAAAACCTGCAAAACAGGTCGCTCCTCCACAGAAACAACAAAGGAAAACCAAACGTTACATAACGGAGGTACAAACCTATGCCACCAACACAGCAAAGTGGAATGCAGCAGAAGAGTTCTGCAGGGACAGGCTTTGGGAGTTCAAAATCATCACAGAGCACGAACTCCAGATTCGACAGTTTAGTGCAAAACCTAAAAGGAAGAACTATTACTAAAAGTAAAATCAGATCAGAAGTATTCGATATATTATATGATGATGCTACTGATAATCCCTCAGAAGGTAAGTGGTATGCTTTTGAATATGAACCCAAATTCAAGGATCAATTGAGAGAATGGGATGAATTTCCTCTAATTCATATAGTAGAAATGAAAAAAGGGAATATATTAGGTGCTAATATACATTACCTCAACAAAAATGCTCGATTACGTGCTATAAATAATAAAAAGTTTCCTGCGTCTACTCTACATTATTACATTCCAAAAAATGCAGACCGCATTTTCTTTGAAGTTCAAGAAAACGAAGTACCAATTTTAAGTCAACTACCCATAGAAAAATTCCATCGTAATAGATAATGGCTGAAAAAAATACAGTACAGATCCCCGAACACTTAGAATATCCACTTGGGATATCTACAATTCCCTATGCTTCGTTTCTCAATATTAAAAAGTATGAGTACCAAGAGGGATTAAAGAAGGTAGCCGCAAATCAAAACGATGCACTTGGATCTTTGACAAGATCGGGAGCACTTAAAAAACTAGTGGGTGGTATTAATGCTACAGCTTCATTTCTATATGGTGCTAATCCCATAGGAGGAGATATTGATTCGGATGAAATATCTGACTCGAAAAGAATTAAAAGAAAAAAGAGAGGATCAGGGGTAAATCCAAAAGAGATAACTGGTGGCGATAAAGAAATCATACTTCCAAATGGAAAGACAACCACTCTTAATAAACTATTATCAGATAAGAATGAGGTACAATCAAAAAGACAAGCGGGATTACAGGCAAGTCAATTAAATGTGGCTATGCCAGATGAGTATCAATATAGTTACGGTGCTGATTGGAATAATAAATTTAAAATGGGAACCCTAGCACTAGCAGCAGATAATATGACTCAATTTATGGGATTAACTGCTCTTGGTGGTGTTGCAGGTGGAGGACTACAGGCTGCAATGGGTCAACTTACAGGTAAATTAGGGAAAGGTGGAGCTGGAGGTGTACTAAGCACTATTGGAGCAAATCCTGCAGATTATGCTCAGAAAATAGCAGGTGGAGCTGCCTTTGCAACTAACCCATATGGTGTTAATGGCGATATAAACATGAAGAATATAGCTGGTTTGTCTGGTCTTGCACCAAATGAGAATGCTATTCAGATGTTTCAGTCTATGGACATGAGAAAATTTGATTTTACTCTTGCTTTTGCTGCAAGAGATGCAAATGAATCAGAAGAAATACAAACTATTATTGAATGGTTCAAACGTGGTATGCATCCTGGCTCAAAAACTGGTAGAGGTAGTGCAGTTACCCTTACATTCCCAGATGTATTTGTATTAGAACCTAGATTTGTTCCTGTTGATCCTAGCGAAAATGGAATGCGTGATCCTGTTATTGGAGATCCTATACAACATCCTATGATGCCTAAAACTAAACTATGTGCATTGACATCACTGTCCGTAAACACAAGTCCAATGAGTAAATTCCAGACAGTATTTGATGGAACCATTCCTTTAGTTACCATTACCTTACACTTCATGGAGACAACTGCACTTACACGTGTAGACTTTGAAGGTGCTAGAATGCGTGCTGGTAAGAAAAATAAGGGATTTAATAAATCATCACTTAGTGATAATCAACCTGAGATAGTATTCTAATGTTACAACAATTACCAGATCTATTATACAATTTTGGACAGTCACAGATAGACCAAAAATATCTTCTTGCTAAAAATTTGTGGCGAAGAGCTGAGATCATAGAAGAATATAAAACATCACTCACTATGTTTGATGAGTATATTGTTCAGAATGGTGAGAGACCAGAAGATATTGCATTACATGAGTATAATAATCCATTCTATAATTGGACTATACTTATTATCAATGATATAGTTAACTACCACGATCAGTGGCCTAGAACTCAAAAACAGTTAGAAGACTATGTTAATGAAAAGTATGCACCAACTGATGCTGAACCTAATCGTGGTTCTACATCAACCAAGCATTATGTGACAACAGAACTTAGGGATACTAAAAATGATATTATCGTACCTGCAGGTAAGATAGTGCCATCTAACTATTCAGTTAGTTATTTTAACGGGACTGTTCTAGTAACATCAAATCCTGTTGTGTCCATAACCAACTATGCGTATGAAGAGGAACTCAACTCTAAAAAAGAGAAGATACAGATAGTCAAACCAAATTATATTGAAGATTTTGTTGCCAAATATTATTATATTATTGGTAGAGGAAGATCGACACAGATAGGATTTAGCACATCTGACATATCTATGGGATAGTCACTAAATTATCAAAACAAAGACAATATCTAGGGGTAGATAGAGTATTGTATACATGATGCAGAGATCTTCCCCAAAACAAATGAAACCTATTGTTCGCAAAGGTTTCTTTTTTATTCTTTAAATGTATCTCGCATACCTCTTGATCTTGTGGGTTGATATCTAATCCCCATAGACCTCTGACAATAATTTTATCTTTGTATGTTGGATCAGTATCTATATGCCAATCAATATTTTTATTAGGCTCCAATACACTTATACCACATCTCTGTACTATACCTGCTTTTAAACACAACTTAAGTAGAGTTGGCATCTTGGCAGCATTATCTTTATGAATTCCAACACCCTTTGCATATAATGGAGCAACTTTCCATCCATCATAAGGACTTTTCTTTATAGAGGAATATTCGTTATTACCATTCCAATTTGTATATTCTAATTCATCTCGTACATTATTAAACTCATCTCTGATCGTTGTATAGTTATCAGATAGAAGAGTGAGTGAAGGATTTATTTGTTTCGTAGTAAAAAACATAGGCATTAAAAAGACCCCCGAAGGGGTCTGTTTTTATCTGAACTTACTCTTGTGCTAATTTAGCAAAGTAAGATAAGGTATCATCTTCACCTGATGATGCAGGAACTGCAGCAGTTGGTGTAGGAACGACTTCCTCTTGGAATTCTTCCTCTACTGGTGCTGAGTAGTTACCTTTTAGAGTTCTCTCAAGACGTTCCTTGAGTTCCTCATAGGATTTGAACTGGTCATCTGCAGTGTATGCTGCAAGACTATGCTCTTGTTTCCAAACACCTTCAAGTTCTTTATCGCTAAAGTCCCCAAGTGTTGAAGGAGCATCGAACTCTGACTTATCATAGTTCCAGAAACCAGCGACCTTAGTGATCTTAAGTTTGAAATCAGCACCCTTCCAAAAGTCGAAAGGATTGATTGGTGTTTCATCCTCAAATGCAGGCTTCATGCTCTCCATAATCTTATCAAAGATTTTCTTACCATAACGGTATAAAAATACTTTGCCCTCGTTCTCAGGGTTTGCACTATCTTTAACAACTAGAATGTTGCTGTAATAGTTTAACTTACGTTTCTGGTTACGTGCTTGTGCTCTCTGAGGAGAACCTTCTGCACCAGAATTCCAGAGTTCCCTGTTCAAGTCAGAAACAGGATCCTTTTTGCCTAAA